TTTACAAACGCCAAATTGAGGATCTTGAAATGAAGATCAAGAAGATGAAGCGTGAGCAAGAAGGTATGCTTGATCTTTCACCTTCAAATGCTCAATCTTTAGTATTGGCAAGTGATTTTGATTCGCAAAAATATGCGGATAAAGATCTTGATCTTGGTGTGAAAATCCATAACACTGAAAAGAAATTGGAGATTGCCAAAGAGCGTTATAAGTACTTATTCGGGGAGGAACTGTAATGGGTGGAGGAAGTTATTCATTCGAAGATCGTAAAGTACGATCAAAGGCTATGGGGTATGATACCAAATCAACCCATGAGATTTTCCAGCAGAGATCTATTAATAATGCAATGGATCCTCACGGAGTAACCGTTAGAGAATCACGTGATTCTCAAGAACATCCAAATTCGGTGCCAATTATTATTGCGTTGGACGTAACTGGATCAATGGGTAGTATCCCCCATTTCTTAGTGAAAGAAGGGCTCCCAAATATTATGCAGGATATTATCTCCGCAGGTATTGCTGATCCACAATTATTGTTCCTTGCCGTTGGTGATCATGTTTATGATTCGGCTCCACTTCAAGTTGGGCAATTCGAATCAAGTGATGAATTACTTGATAAATGGTTAACGGATGTTTATCTAGAAAGCGGTGGTGGTGCAAATGAAGGTGAAAGTTATCATTTAGCTTGGTATTTTGCTGGATTCCATACTTCAATTGATTCTCTTGAAAAAAGAGGGCAAAAGGGTATTCTATTCACCATAGGTGATGAGCCTACTCTTGCGGGTATCCGTAACAGTGAATTGAAGAAAATTATGGGTGAAGGGCAATATGCTGATTTATCCGCTTCAGATTTACTTGAAAAGGCAAGTGAAAAATATCATTGTTTCCATTTACATATTAAACAGACTCGTGCTGGGAGTATGCAATCAACAATGAATGGTTGGAAGCAATTAATGGGCGAAGGCTTAATAATTGTTGATAACAAAAATGACGTTTCCAGAATTATTTCTGAAAAGGTTGTTGAAGTTCAAAAACAGTATCAGGGGGTGACATCTTCACCATCTACTCCTGAGGCTAAAATCGAAAAAGGTGAAGAAGATAATCAAAGTAATAACGAAGAAGAAATTTTGTAATCATGGGATTAATTAATGAGAATTACTCGGAGAAGGTATCTTTAGAAGAAACCGCTCAAAACGAAGAAAACGTAGCAAAAGAAGGTGGATCAACTGAAGGTTGTGAATGCCAGGATTGTGATTGTAAAGAAGAAAAGTCTGAAGAATAGCCACTATGTATAGTGCTGTTATCGGCTTAGGTTTTGGAGACGAGGGGAAAGGTCTTACGACTGATTACCTTTGCTCCAAAGCTAAAAATCCACTTGTTGTAAGATTCTCAGGTGGACAGCAAGCAGGGCATACGGTTCATCTAGATGGTGTCCGTCATGTGTTTTCAAATTTTGGTTCCGGAACAATGCGAGGAATTCCTACTTATTGGTCAGAATTTTGCATTGTTGACCCTATTGGTATCGTAAATGAATTACAAATTTTGGAAGAGAAAGGGTTCAGCCCCGTATTATTAATTGATTCCAAGTGTCCAGTGACAACTCCTTATGATGCGTATAAGAATCAAAAAGAGGAAGAAGTTAATCAACACGGAAGTTGTGGGGTTGGGATAGGTACTACTATGGCTCGTGAAGAAGCCTTCTATTCGTTAACCGCTTTAGATTTAATGTTCCCTTATATCTTAAAAATAAAATTGGAGAATATCCGTAAATTTTATAATTTTAAGGAGAATGTTAAATTAGATAGGTTCTTTGAATGTGTTGGGATAATCCATAAGAAATTCAATATCAAGATTGAAAACGAATTCCCAAGCCATAGGGGATTTAGTGATTTTATTTTTGAAGGTTCTCAGGGATTATTGTTAGATCAGCATAACGGGTTCTTCCCTAATGTTACAAGGGCTAATATTGGGAGCAAGAATTTGCTTAAATTAGACTCTGGGAGGGTAAACTATCCAGAATTATATTTGATCACGAGAGCTTACCAAACTCGTCATGGCAACGGGGCTATGACTAACGAAAACATTGGGCATAATATTCGTGAAAATGAAAATGAAACGAATGTAACAAATAAGTACCAAGGGGAATTTCGTAGAACTCTATTAGATGTAGATTTGCTTGCTTATGCGATATTACGAGATGATTTCATCCGTGATAGCCAAAGTAAAAATTTAGTGATAACTTGCCTTGATCATATTGTTGATGAATGGAGGTTCACTTATAACGGGCAAATTATAACTGCTTTGAATGAAAATGATTTCATTGAAAGGATCTCTACAATACTTTGCATTGATAGTGTTTATATAAGTAGGGGGGATTCGGCTAAAGATATCGTAAAATGGAAGTGACCAAAGCCTTAATGATATTTGGGATATTCATTATCGGATTCGTAGTTAATGAAGTGGTGAATATTAAAAAGAGATTCCGGAGGGATGCCAAAGGAATGTTAGTACGTTATAAAGGTAAAAGGTACATGTGCCTGTATGATAAAGGTCATGTAATTTCCTTATCCGATGGTCTCGGATTCGTGAATAAGAAAAAATGTAAGCCAGTAATCCTATTTTAATCGTAAACCAAAATAAAATGGAAAAGCAAATTAAAGAAATAAAGGCAGATTTGGTTTTAGAGGATATTGCACATTTAGATTTTATCCGTGAAGCCAATAGCCACCCAAATGTGGTGTATAGCTATAATACAAAAGAAAGAAAAGGAATTATTAAAATTTTAAAATCGTAACAAAATGGAAAATATTTATTTAAACCATTCGAAATTTGACCAAAAGGGTCGCAGAGTAACTATCGCAGTTCAGGTAAAAGCTGATGAACTTAGGTTCGGGTTGAGTACTTGTTCCACCAAGGATCAATTCTCAAAGAAAAAAGGTAGGCAAATTGCTATTGGGAGAGCCCAAAAGAAACCTGATTACATTTATAAAACTGCGGAACCAATGAAAGCCCTAAAATCGGAGTATCATTCGTTAATTAAACAGTTTTATGGAATTGAGTAAAATCATACAACATCCGTTTCCGGATCATCAGTATTACCGTGAGGCGACTGATAAGAATCAAATCACCATCCACCATACAGTGAGCAATCCAAAATGGGTAGATGGTGATATCACTACTTGGGTTGGCACCGCAGCTAGGGTTGCAACTCATGTGATAATTGATTTTTATGGGAATATCCATCAATTATTTTCAAGTGAATTCTGGGCACACCATTTGGGTACTCATGAAAAAAATAATACGGCTTTAAATAAGGCTGCATTATCTATTGAATTAGATTGTTGGGGACCTTTAACAGCAACAGAGGAGAAAGGTATCTTTAAAACGGTATATAATACCAAATTTAAAAGTGATAACGATACAATCCTTTATTTGGACAAGTATAGGGGCTATCATTATTACCAGAGGTATTCCCAAGCTCAGATTGAAGCCCTTAAAGGGTTATTAATCTATTGGGGGGAGAGGCATAATATTGATTTATCTTACAATGAAGATATGTGGGATGTTTCCCCAAGAGCTTTAGCTGGGGAAAACGGGATTTGGAGCCATAGTTCTTACCGTAAGGATAAATCTGATTGCCATCCACAACCCGAATTAATTGAAATGTTGAAAGGTTTGACAACCTAATATTATCTAAACCAATTATAAATAAGGAGATTTATCAAAAATAAATCTCCTTTTATTTTGCTAATAATTTTTTCCACATTACCTTTGTAAAGCAAAATAAAATTATATAGTCATGGAAGAATTCTTAATAGGTGAACAAGTTCAATGGAAAGTTGGAAACATGGAATGTAAGGGTATTGTGTACGAAGATACTGGGGAAGATGAACTGGAAGTTATGTGTAGGGAGGTAAACTTCAAACCTGCCAAAACTAAAATAAAAGTGAAAAGGAACCTTTTGTCTAAAATATAAAATCCAAACTATGTGCACAATCATCAAAGGAAAAGAGAAAGTTGCTGAAATTAGGGCTGCTGGAAAAGTTTGTGGATACCCTAAATGCTGTATTGAAGAGTTTACTAGATTACTAGGTAGGGGGATTTATCCTGCTACATTAATGTTCAAAGATGATTATTTTAAAGGCAACAACACGGGGTTTGTACCTTGTGCAAAATGCCGAGAAATGTTATCGGAGTTTAATCTTGATCTAGAAGACTTGATAACCAAAAGGAAAATAAAAGCTGAATTCCCTGCAACGGATAGGGAAGTTTTTGAATCCAAAGTATATAAAAAACGTTATAAGAAAGAAATGAAGAAATTAGGAGGATGATAAAATGAATGATTTAATTAGTCAAATAGTAGGTTGGTCAGTTGTAACAATTACAACTTCCATATTTTTAGTAGTAACCGCAATGGAGATTAAGGATGTGGTGAAAGGGTTGTTATCTAAAACTGTTTTAAATAACGAGAAAAAGTAACAAAAGTCTTTGTATAGAACAAAATTTGAGATACTTTTGACGTGTCACTTTTAAGTAAGTGGGATGGGGTATAGCTCAGTTGGGTAGAGCATTACATGCTGTTACATGTAAAGGTCAATGGTTCGATTCCATTTATCCCTACGAAGTTCATTGAAATTAATTGGAGACTATTTTGGACGAGGGTTCGATACCCTCCAGCTCCACAAACGAAAACGGATGGAAGTACAACTAAAGTTTTCGGGTGTACTATGACATGTAATCGCTCAGCGTTGCAGGTATCAGGTTAGGCACTAAACTTATTAGTGGGGGAGGATTGATTAGTGATCGCCTCTCCTGCAAGCCAAATAGCCTAGTTTTGACCGTGGGTACTAGGAATTAAATATTAAAAACTGATGGTGACCCAGCGAGAGTGCTGGCTAGGGGTTGAATGGCTTTGACAGAATAGAATAGTAGGTTAATGGAGGCTTCAAAACCGCTTTAAACGGCAAAACAATTAAACTTTTCGATAACGAGCCTAAGATGGCTGCGTAATTGAACGTTCTCCCTGACGTAACAGGGAATTGGAAGATTGGCAGAGTGGTTAATGCAGCGGTTTGCTAAATCGTGGTCAGAAATGATCCGGAGGTTCGATCCCTTCATCTTCCGCAACTTATTTGATGTTTTGTTATTTAAGTTTTATTAGATGTTTGGGTTTTGCAAGGTGGGTACTTTGGGTGGTGCCCACCTTATCTATCAGCCCTTTATTTTTAATAGTTAATCTTTAAAATTATGTCGAAGTATAATCGAAAAAAAGAAATTGAAAAGGTGCCAACTCTACAAGGTGGAGTAGGGGTACAAATGTCGGACGAGCACGCATTGGTTGGGTTGCTTTCTACAGGTTTGGAAGGTAAGTTCTATGAAATGGAAAAAACTCGTGAGGATCGCTTAAAAGACCTTATTCGTAAGGTGGCAAAGAAAGATAAATATCTTGTTGCGCAAATGATCGTTTATACCCGTACTGTATTCGGGCAACGTTCAATCACTCACCGTGCTGCTGTTGAATTAGCGAAATACCTCCCAGGAGAAGATTGGGGTAAATGGTTTTTCTCTAAGTGGAATAAGAAAGAAAATAAAGGTGGGGTAATCTTCCGTCTTGATGATATTTTAGAAATTGCAGCCTGTTATAAGCATTTCAATAAGGATGCGAACCTTTCTAACGCAATCAAAAAAGGATTTGCAATGGCTATTGAGTCTGCTGACCCATACGAGATAGCTAAGTACCAAGGGAAAGGTAAGGATGTATCTTTGGTGGATATTGTTAATCTTGTTCACCCAAATCCATCTTCGAAGAACGCTGAAGCATTGAAACAGCTTATTGCAGGTAATTTGAAGCAGTTTAATACTGCCGAAGATAAGAACACCAAATCCGGACAAGAAGTTGCTAAGAAAGTTAAAGCAGGTAAAATCACCAAAGAGGAAGCGAAAGTTGAATTGAAGGAGAAAAAGTCTGAAAACTGGAAGGCACTTATCGGTGAAGGTACTATCGGATATTTATCATTGTTGCGTAATATCAAGAATATTATTAACACTGATGCAAGTTTGGTAGAATCAATGTGTGAATTGCTTGTTGATAAAAGGAAGGTTAAAGAGTCTTTAGTTTTCCCTCACCAAATTGATTTGGCTTTATGTGAATTAGAAAGCCAAGGGTTTGATCAACAAACTATCAATAGGATCCAAAGCACGTTATCAACTGCTTATGAAATTTCAGTTGAAAACGTAAAAGAACTTGGTATGGATGCCCATACTGCGGTTGTGTATGATACTTCCGGATCAATGCAAGGTAAAGAAGGTGGCTATTGGGGATTCCCTAATGCATCTATCAACGGGAAAGAATCTAATTATTCCCCATTGAATAAAGCTTCTTTAATTGCTGCCACTTTAGCAAAAGGGCTTGGGTGTGATGTTTATCAATTTGCAACAACTTGTGAGAAGGTAATGTATCGTGCAATGGATTCAGTATTTTCTATAAAAGATAAGTTCAGGCAAATGCAAGGGAGAGTTGGCCATGGGACAACATTTGGCTCAATTTTTGGTAAATTGGATAAACCTTACAACAGGATATTCATTATAACCGATGGGCAAGGTAACGATTCCATATTGAAGAACTCAACATTCCAAAGCTATAAGCGTCAATTTGGTGTGAATCCATATATCTACTATGTTAATTTATGTGGATATGATAAATTAATGTTCAAGGAAAATGAAAGATTTTTCCATATTCCAGGATATTCAGCGAGTATTTATGAGCTTGCTTCTAAGTATGAGGTGGATCCTAAAGCATTGATAAAAGAAATTAGAAAAATTAGGATAAAGTACTAGGTTTTTAAATAATATTTATTACCTTTACTGTATGATTAGGTACTGAGGAATGCGGTTACTTCGTTTTATCTAGGTTCGAGTCCTAGTCTCCCCGCAAAAAGTTCAAGTAAAATTGGGGAGATGGTGAAATTGGTAGACACGCAAAAATTAGGGTTTTGTATTACAACAATAACACCGCTTCCAACTTCGTCCTATCTTTGTTCTAAGATAGTTTTCATTTCTATAAGTTAATAATTATATTTGGAGGATCTCGGGGGCGGGAGACTCCTACTTGGTCCGTTCGACAAGCGGTTTAAGTCACCAGACTTTCGATCTGGAGTCATGGGTTCGAATCCCATACGGACTACTAAAAGGATGGTAAGGAAACAGGCTTACTTCGTAGCTCAAGTGGTAGAGCAATTTACTGTTAATAAATGTGTTAGGGTTCAAGTCCCTCTGTAGCCTATCCAATTTCCCTCCTTTTTTGAAAAGAAGCTTTTTGTTTTTTGATTATATTTTGGTTCATTCATCGGGGAGATAAAGTTCTCCTCGGTTTTTAGTCTCAGGGGCTGCTGGGTGTGGCCACCTCCCTGTCACGGAGGAAGATCAGATGGGTTCGAATCCCATTGGGACTGCTAGGGGTAGTAACAGGAAAGGGTTACTTCGTATAATTAGCTCAATTGGTCGAGCATTTGTTTTAGGCACAAAGGGTTGCGGGTTCGATCCCCGTGTTATAAATAAAGATCACCCTCCTATTTTCCTCCCCTTTATATGGATGTGGCGTAGTTGGTAGCGCACCTGCTTTGGGAGCAGGGGGTCGTAGGTTCGAGTCCTACTATCCATACAAATAAGTCCAATGGCAGAATTGGACAATTGCGCCTATCGGGTAGCAGTTGGGGTTGAGCCCATTGTTAGGGGTAGGTGGTAACAGGCGTAACATGGATGTGATGAAGCTTTGGGGTCGCTCCCTGATTCATTCGGAATTGAAAACCAGATTCATTGAAGTGGAAAGTACTGTAATTAGGAAGCAGGGAGTACGTATTACCTGTGGAATATCCGTTGGGGGTTCGAGTCCCCCTTGGGCTTATTTACTTAGTCGTATGGTATAGCTGGTTTAATACACAAGAATTTGGCTCTTGAGATCCTAGGTTCGAATCCTAGTACGACTTCTAAATTTATAGAGATATGGCAGCCTAAATACTAGTCGGGGTGGGTCAGGGTGCAACTTCATGATAGTAAGAGCTCTGGTGGTGTTTCTTGATTGATGCTGGGGGTTCGAGTCCCTCTTTCTCTACTGTGTTGTTAGCTTATGTGGTAAAAGCGTCAGATTGTGGTTCTGAAGATTAGGGTTCGAGTCCCTGCAGCACCCAGTTTAAAATATATTTTTGGGTAGGTAGCTCAGATGGCTAGAGCAGTTGACTGTTAATCATCAGGTCGGGAGTTCGAATCTCCCCCTTCCCTCAGTTAAAATTAGGGTGACTATGTTTTAGCCACCCTATACATGTTTAACCAAATTAAAATGTATGAAAACTTATGCAAAGATTATTTTGTTTATTGCAGCGTATTTTGTGTTTCTATTAAATCCAATGGATCTATTTGCCCCTCCTTCTAATTATATTATCAGGGCGAATGGGGAATTCCTTTGGGAGAAAATGAAAATTGACAAATTAGAAAAAGAAAACGAGAAAGCAATTCATGCTTTAGGGATGTACGAATCCCGAATGAACGCCAAAGCATATAATAGCATCGGGGCTATGGGCTGTTGGCAATTTATGCCGAATACAATTAAATATTTTGGATATAAAGGCATAACTCTCCAAAAATTCAAAAGGGATCCTGAAATCTTCCCTAAATCCCTCCAAGAGAAATTAATCAATTTAAAAATAAATGATGATATAAAACAACTGAAGAATCAATGGTGGAGACCTGATTCTAGAGATGTTGATTATATCGAAAAATATGTAGGAAAAGAATTCAAAGGTGTGAAAGTCACCCTATTTGGGATATTGGCTGCATGCCATATTTCCGGATACGGTAACGTTGTCAAATTGTTTGATAACGGGTATAACCCAAAAGATATCAATGGACAAAGCCCTTTAAAGTATTTGAAGCGGTTTTCCAAGTATAAATTTACTGATCCAAAGGTTATAAACGCATCACTTGAAAAATTGGAATATGAAAGATCTATGAAATTAGCCAAACTTTTTGTTTTGCCAAAAAAAAATGATAATTTTATAGAAAATTGGTATTATTTGAAATTTCAAACAATGATTAGACAAGCCAAAAAGGATTTTGATATCCTAGTAGAAAAGAATAATTTGGAAGTTTACACAAAAGAAGAAGCTGCCGAATTGTTGACGAAAAAATTCAAGGCGTTCCAAGACCTTGAGAAAAGTGAGGATGCTAAATCAGTTGATGCATTAAATGAATTCCGTGCGGAAGCATCTTGTTTCACGCATGTGCAAGTTATTTCTGAAAGGGATGACGCATTTGATAAATCTTTAGATTACAAGAATGTTTACGTTCGCCCTCAAGTTTTTGTTAAAAAAGAAGAAGAAATAATCGAAAAATCAGAAAATGGGGAGGAAACCCCTAAAACTGTTGAGGTTGGGGTCTACACAGAATGCCCATTGAATGAAGCTTTGGGGAGAGTTGGACAAAAATTTGATCTGTAAAAGATATGCCAGATTTCAAAGAAATTGATGATAAAATACAAGAATTGTCAGTTCAGAAATTTTTAGAAATTGAAAAAGCATTAAAATCTGATAACCCAAAGGATATTATAACCGCAAGAAGATATCTTGAGAAATTGGAGAATAAACAGCCATCTCAAGGCATGAAGGCGTTTATGTTTGAGCCTTACGAGGCTTTCACAACAGGTACTGGGTTTAAGGATACCAAAAAACGAATGGGGTTTTCTGTACAAAAAAAGGTTGCAGAAGTCCCATATGTTTGGTTAATACATAAAACTCGTATTTTCCAAGTGCAAAATTTTCTAAAATTTACTACGGATGATCAGTCTGAGGGGTACACGATACGTCGTAAACTCAGTAGATTTGAAGAGAGGGATAAGGAAGTTTCTGATGAGGATAAGGTGATAATTGAATATATCGCTGATTTCTTGGATAACAGCCGTAAGCCATCTAAGAATGATTCTAAGTTTGACCATGCTAAATGGGATGATTTTGATGATTTTGATGATTTTGTTAGGCTTATCCTAAAAGACAGTTTAACTTATGATTTTCTTGGTTTTGAAAACCAAAGGTCAAATTCATTTGATTTATTGTCATACAAGGCAGTTGACGCATCCACAATCAGATACTTAAATACTATTGACCCGAATTTCAGTTTGGGTGGGGAAAAGGATATCTTTGGTAGCCATGATAAACAATTTGGGTACTTTCCTAGATATTGCCAAGTCTGGAGTGGGCAAATCCAAAACAACCCTATCACCGAGGAACCGATTGTTTGGTATCCTTGGGAATTGAGCACGGCTATCCGGAATAAAACAACAGATATTGGGAAGAACTTCTATGGAGTTTCAGAAATTGAAATTGCTAGTCAATTGATAAGTTGGATTCTTTTTGGTATGGATTACAACGGTAACTTCTTTAAACAGGGTAGTAATGCAAAAGGTATCCTGAATTTTAAAGGGGACAATGTTGATCAAAATTCAATCAATCAATTCCGTAATTTCTGGAGAACAACAATTGCTGGTGTTGATAATTCCCATAAGATTCCTGTCATTGAAGGTTTAGATGTCGAATGGATTGACTTGCAAAAGTCGAATAAAGATATGGAATTTCAACCTTGGTTAGAATTCCTATTAATGATCTTCTGTTCAGTGTATTCTATTGACCCAAGTGAGCTTGGATTGAATTTCAAGAACTCAAACCAAATGTTTGGTGAAAGGGGTCAAAAAGAAAGGTTGGAACATTCAAGGGAAAAGGGGCTGAAACCTATTTTACTCTTTATCCAGAAGGTTATAAATAAATTCATCGTTAGTGAAATTCATAGGGATTTTGAATTTGTATTTACAGGAATTGATCTTGAGGATGAAGAAGCTAAGATTAAAACGGATAAGCTAAAATTGGAAGCAGGGGTTGTTTCCCTACAGGATATGTTCAAGAAATATTCACATCGTGAGTTAAATGAGGATGATGATATTATCGTGAATCAAATATTCTACCAATATAAGCAAATGATGCTAGGGGGAAGTCCGGAAAGTAACGCTGCTGTAGATGAAATGAATAAAGAAGCTGGCACGGATGAGCCTGAGAATGTTTTTGATGAATATGAAAAGGCTTCTGAACAAGATCCTATCATCAAAGAGACTTTATCTTATATTGATAATGCTTTTAAAGATTAAATATGGCTGATTTTGTAAAAGTTGGGGGAGTCAAAATAAACAAGAGGGATTTAACCCCTTATAGAAGGGAAAGGAAAGTAAAGGATCCCCCACGTAATCCGAATGTCGTACTAGGGTACGAAAAGGAAATGAACAATATGTTTAATCTCCAAATGAACAAGATGATTGTTGATTTGGCGAAGAAAATGGTAACATTGAAGAAATGATTTTTACACCAGTCCAAATAGAAGAGATCTTAAAGATTATTGAATACAATAATTCTTTCTTGATTGCCACAACTTTGGGTGTTGATGCTTTAACAAACGAGGATAGGGTTCTATTAGAATCTTTTGGTGTAGATCCGGATTCTTTATATAATAAATTCCCACCAGCGGTGAGATCATTTTTTTGGGGGAGATTATCCGCTCAATTAACTGATTTACAAGCTGGCAAGATTACTTATAGTGACTTCACAAAATATTTGCAACAAGGGCAGTATATCCCTTTATCTCGTAATGAAAAGAATGAACTCCGTATTGCTAAGCAAAAAACTTATGGGCATATAAAAAATATAGGTCTGAAAACAAAAGAAACAGCACGGGGGATCATTGTAGAAGAAGACGAAAAAAGGAGACTTGAGTATGAAAAAGTCATCCGTGGGGAGATAAAACGTGGTGTTGTAGATCGTAAATCCATACAGGGGATTATTAGCGGAATTGCAACTAAGCTTGAGGATTGGAAGAAAGACTGGGGAAGGCTAGTTGAAACAGAAATGCAGGATATTTATAATCGGGGTAGGCTGAGAACGTTCTTAGAAGATTTTGGGGAAGATGCTTTGGTTTATAAAGAAACCTATGAAGGTGCTTGCAGACATTGTATAAAACTGCATTTAACAGCAGGAATTGGCAGCCAACCGATATTGTATAAGATTTCAGAGCTTATTGCTAATGGGACTAACATTGGTAGGAAGGTCAAGGAATGGAAAGCCACAGTCGGACCAGTTCATCCTTGGTGCCGTTGTGATTTAAAGCATGTACCGAAAGGCACAAAATGGAATCCTGAAACAGGGAGATTTGAATACCCTAAAGATGTGAAGCCTAAACGAAAAGCAAAAGTGAAGATTTTTGTTGGAGATAAGGAATTTGCAGCATAACCGTAATGTTAGAATCGGATTGATTTAATACATTAACAAATGAGAATATTCAGAAGTACATCTGGTGTTTCTATGAGGGATAATAAATCACTCCCTGCAGGTGCGTATTCTTTAAGCGGAGACCCTGTAAATGGGACTTTAACCTTGGGGAGAGTGAATACCGATAGGAACGAATTCACCAATGTCCATTTTTCTATGATTTTTAGACAAGATGGGACAGGGTTCACAACTTATCAAGATTGTTACGATTATGTACAGGAACAAATAAATTTTAGTGGGGGTGGTGGTTCAGTATTCAGTATAAGGGAAGATCGGTTCTTTGATACTGAAGCAGAAAGAGATGCAGCTATTCCATCACCTACCGAGGGAGAATATTGCGCATTATTAGTTACAGGTGAAACTTTCTACAGGATCCAACGTTATGAAACTAATGCTTGGGTAGATAGGATTGAAATCGCTAGGGGACCGAAAGGGGATAAAGGTGATCAGGGGGATCCTGGGATAACACAGGCGCAAGCGGATACATTAACCTCATTAGAAACAGTCCAAGAAGGGAGGCTCCCTGTAAAAATATCGACAGGATACGGGAGTTCTTCATTAGAAGAAACTGATGACTTAATGATCTTCCTTAAAACGGTTATGTTCCCTCCTGGATCATTTATGTTAGGGGATAGTATTGTATCTTCTGCTGCTAGGGGGATCGTGGCGACTTCATTAACCACAGGAAGAAAAGGGATTTTTAATATTCAATTATTTGATGATTCTAGTTTCTCTAAGGCTACAGTTTTTGATGATACCCAAACAGTTACCACAGGGGATATCCAGATAACAGCCGATTCTGTGGCTTCTGGAAATGTTGAATTAAACTTCAGCACCCAAGTCCAAAATGATGTTCTATTTTTACTTGTGAGATTTAAACCTGACGGTGGAGCCTTAACAGGGACTTTGAATTTCCAGATAAGGTTATCTGAGACTGGTAATACTGTATATGATGAGGATATCACATCTGCAGATTTGACAGATATGGGGGGTGGTGTATTCCAATTTGCTATAGAAAATAACGGGATATTTGACGCAAATACAAGGATTTATATTAGGACTTCAGGTGCTTCTCTATTAGGGGGTGCGTTTGATGGTACAGATGGTATCAGATTTGGGGATACTTCTAATGGTAATTTCTTCCCTTATATTCAATCTGTGGTTTTACCTGTTGTAAGGCAAAATATTGCTACTGAAAATTTTGTAAATGATGGGTTATCTGGGAAAGAAGATGGTTTGGGAAATCCTACAAGTGATGGCCAGATACTAAGCTCAACTGCAGCAGGTGTTAGGTCATGGGTGAATCCATCTCCTGGGAGTGGAGCAGATAATGATGCTATCCATGATAACATCGCAGGAGAAATTGAAGCTATTTCAGAAAAAACTGATCCAGTAGGGGCGGATATAATCTTAATTGAAGATTCAGAAGATTCTAATAATAAGAAGAAAGTACAGATTGGGAATCTAGATACTGATGATTCTGATGCGATTCATAATAATGTCGCAGGAGAAATTGATGCCATTACGGAAAAAACTACCATTCACAATGACGATATTGTTTTGATAGAAGATTCTGAGGATAGTAACAATAAGAAGAAAGTTTCTGTATCTACATTAACTGGTGGGCAAGCATACCATGCCCCTACTTTACAAAATTTCAATATTGATATTCCTAGCAGGGTAAATCTGGGGACAGATTTAAATGTGCAAAAACAAATAACTTTTGATGCCCATAATTCAGCAAACCTTACATCCTTACAACTTTTAGTTGTTACTGGGGATAACAAAGTTATTTCTTTACCTATTTCAGATGGTGCAAATTCTGTCAATGTAACTCTTTCTGGAATTGTTACAAGTTCAAATGCAACCCTAACATTCCAATTATCAGGAACTGATTTACGATCAAACACTATAACGTCGAACACAGTGACTATAAACATAGCAGATGTTGCAGCCCATGAATACATTTATGATGGGCTCAATTCAAGTAATGATTTCAGCACTGTGGATATATCTGGGTTTGACCAGCAAGAAGTTGGTTCTGCTACAGGGCAGACTTTATCAATATCCACTGGGGCAGTAACGTCGGGGCAGTATTTTGGCATTTTAACTAGGAATATCCATACCCTTACAATATTTGACACTGTTTTACAGCAGGATGTGACTAGTATTTTTACTAGAACTCAAGATGTCAGAACCATAGGGGGACAATCATTTGATTCCTATGTAATCGGACCATTGAATGCAGATTCAACAGGGCAAACTTATAATGTAACTATAAATTAAAGGTTATGGCAGATAGACAAATATTATATAGATTAAGGGCAGCCCTGCAAGGAGGTAAGGTTGCCGTGGCGAATGAAGTAGAACTTATTGGAGCATATGCTGGGTTATTGAATGGGGTCAGTGATATTGGGACTGGATTTTCAAGAATAGATGGCACTGGGATTGGTTCAGCGATATTTACATTCTCAGGTAATTATTCAGCCCAAAGTTCTAATATCTCTGAATGGTTCGGGAGTAGGCAGCAAACTAGGCTTAGGTGTATATCAAATGCAGGGTTTGTCCCTGTAACATTTACATTACCAGGAACTTCGGATTTGAATA